CCAAAGGAGGCGCACCGCCTATAGTTAAACTGTCCGACACTTCTATATTCTGCACCGTCAACTTCCCATTTATATCAAAATCTCCAGTTACTGTACCGCCTTTGTTAGTTATGTTATACACCCAATCCGTCCACGTTCCACTAATACACATTCTGTGGTATGCACCTGCTTTATCGTAGGCGGCGGAATTAGCATAATATACCTGTGCAATGGTGTCATCTCCGTTTTTTAGTACTATAAGCTCGCCTGTGCCAACTGCTCCAACAGGTTGGTGTTTATCTGCACTAAATGTCGCTCCAGTTATCTTGTAGGTACGGCTTTCAGTCAATGTATTCCAGTCGGCGGTGTTCGCAGCGACATTCGTTCCAGTTACTAATGCTCTCTGAAATAAGTCGGCATGTGCATTTTCATCTACATTATGTTGTTGCAATGCTGTATTTGCACCGCCTAAACCTGTTTTTAATTCATCATATTTATCGTTTAAATCAGTATTAACTTCTTCTGTTCTTTCATATAAATATTTTGCTTTTGTATCATTTTCACGCTGTAAACTGTCGAAAAGTTCATACGGCGGTGGCGTTTCTCCCAGAAATCCCCAACCTGTATTGTAATTATCACTGTCCCATTCGTGTACTGATGTTGCTTTATTTGCAAAAATTTTATCAAAATCTGGTTTTTCAGCCATTTAAAATTCCTCCTTAAAAGAAATGTGAAAAAGGTGCTTGTCCAAAGCCTTTACAATATGTTTGCCCTTTAAATCCAAAAGCGTATTTATCAAATTCGTTATAAAATTCATATCCCACACCAGCAGCACGAACTAATAAATCTATACCTTCTATCAATATTTTTTCATCTTCATTTGTCAGTTTACCTATAGATATACGTATTTTAGCATTGCCGGAGTTTTGAACAATTATCGTATTCGTTCCAAATATTATTTGTAAGCTTCTCACTGTATCGTTTGTATAAGCGTACGTATTATTTTTCCATACTTTAGCATGTAATATTTGCCTGTATTGTTCATCATTTAGAATAAGGCTGGTTAAATATTCTTCATAGTAACCACGAAACGGAGCTTGATTAAATCCCGTAACATTTATTTGCCCTCTGAATCCAAAAAATTTTATAAGTCTAAGACCCGTAACGGTCCTATCTATATCTACTATTTGCCCTATGCCGTCTAATTGCACACCTTCGCCTGTATCAATCCAGCGTTTATTTTTTAAGTCGTCTATTGATATATCCATTTCTTCAAATTCCAGAAATAACGCGTAGAATATGGCTTTTATTACTTCCGCCCTGTCAAATTGCCCTAAAAGATGTTTAACCATATCATCATATCTGCTCATATTAAACACCTCTATTCCGTAGTTAATATTTCTATTCTGTCTAAATCGAAAATAGGTTTTTCAGTTGCATTTATTACAATATTTTTATTGGAATAAATGCCGACTGTATTGCCTTTAGCGGCTTTAATTTCTACAAATCCAACGCCAGTAATGTTGTCATAAATGAGCGCGATAAATTTCTGTAAAATAACGTCCTGCCCTATTGTGTGTTCGTTTCCGAAATCTACAATCAGTTGTTTTAGTCTGGCTATGCCGTTGCTGTCCCAGCTTTCCTCAACATTTTTCGTAATACTTAATTTAAGCCATATTTTAACTTCTGTAGGTCTGTTAAATTTAACTATATGTTTAACATTAGCTACGTCTGTAACTTCTTTACTTATTGTACCGTTAAAATCTATACCACCGCATGTATAACGGAAAATCATTTCAGCTATATCCTGTTCATCTCCACCATCTACAATAACTTCTATGCTATGCGGTAATCTACCGTATATATCAACAATATCCGTGTTATTTTCATATGCTATGCAGGCTACAACTCCCGTTACGCGCCTAAAAACATTAGCCTGTATTGCTTCTAGCATGTTAGAAGCTTTTTGGTAAACAGATAAACTCCAACGCTGTCTAAGTTCGGTATCCGTTTCATCATTTCGCCCTATAGATAATGTTTTAGTATTTGTTACGCCTTCCCACCCATTAATAGGAGTTACAATGTTTGTAACGGTATTTATCGGAATTTCCATTTTACCAGCAGTCAAGCATGTAAATTCTATAGGGGTTATTATCGCTTTAATTGAAATCTTAGATGTTTGTATGCTAAAAGTAGTTTCATCAATGCTTTTAATAATCAAAACTCCGTCTTTTATGCTTTTATTAAATCCCTGTATCTGTCCAGATAGATTATTAAAAACGGTTGTAATGTTATCTCCTGTTACAGCTGTATAGTTGTATTTATAATTATCAATTTGAATTGTATATGTTGTGCCAATATTAACAGTATTAATCGTCAGTTCAGCTTCTAACGCTTTTTCGGGTGAAATATATACGTTTTCTTCACCACTTGTATAAACAATATTGGTATTTTTTTGCTGTATTTGTGAATTAGCCAGTATTACAGTATTTGGCAAACCTTTGCAATTACACAATATAACACTTGCTTCTGCTGTTATAGGTTGTATAGCAGTTAAAGAAGCCGAGTTAGTCAAAGACGTTCCTGCTGCCGTATTAGGATACATGGCATAGTAGACGTTCTCCGTCTGTTCCCAGATATCGGCTAGTTCATACCCGATAATTCCGTACAGTTGCCCAAAAATAGAATTAGCACCAGACTGAATAGAAATTCCTAATTTATCATTAGTACGTTGTACTAGGCTGTCTATTATTTCAGGCAGTCTTTTGCGTTTAAATCCTTTAGGGCTTAATCCATATTTAATCTCGTCCGCCATATCCTAACACCGCCCTTTCTGTAATTAATCCATAATCGGTATCAACTTCAAAATCTACATACAATTCACGTGTGATACGTCTGAAATCAAAATCCAAAGATACTATACTATTTACTCCATCAACACTATTAATTTTTTCTGTTAAAATTTGTTTTATATGACTCATATTCGGATTTTTAACTAATATATATTCAAGATACGGCACACCTTCTCTAGTATCTAAAAACCATTCACCCAGCCAAAAACGAAGCGTTATCAATACTTGTTGTGCCACCCGTTCAGCATTATCAATTAAAATCAAATCATTATTTTTTATAACTAAATCATTTGAAGCTATATTAAGTGCTATATCATAAGCCAATAAATCACCTTCTTTACTGCGGTTGCCCTGTATTTCCACCACCATTTTCAACATTGCCATGAGTGTGATGAACAAGGCTTATACCATTTACAGTCAAATCTCCACCACTAAAATTAAAAGTAGTTCCATCTGCAAGTGTACCGTTAAAACCGTTACCAGTAAGTTGTACCATAGAGCCACCATTAAATAAACAGACGCTACCTGAATATTTAATATTACTTTGTGTAGCGTCTGTATATAGTCCAGGAATACATAGTGCGTCATTCAATGAGTGTGTACGTATATCATCAGAATTACTATTTTTATTTATAAAATTATCTGTCTGTCTTTCGGCAAATACTAATAAACAACCATCTCCAACAGTTAATGGAAATGTACACCCTGCATTACCACCCATACCTATTGGAAACTGTACTGGCACATTATAAATAACAGGATATGCAAGTTCTCTATAATCTGCTGTTTGATATGTTCCAACTGGTTTAACACTAGCTCTATTTGTTGCTGGATTATATTCAACAATTTTACCGGGCAATGCGGTATGTACATTGTTTATCTTATTATCAATCCAGCCATCAATAATGTCTTTTATTTCATTATCTGTTTGCATAAGTAAGCCTTTCTATCAAATTAAATTCACTTGTCCAATTATTACCCATACTATCGCCACTATGTTTTACGGCTTCAACTCTAAACCAGCCTGTTATAATTTCACTTTCAACCTTCACGGCATCGCCTGGCAGGACAGACGGAGCTAACAGTGTTTTTATCTTCCAACCCGCCTGTTTTTCGGCACGGTCTTTTTTTTCTTTGCGTTTTCTTTTGCGTTTTGGTGTTTCTTTATCTGGTTTGGGATTAGATTTTATAATTCGCTCTGGAGAACCGATAAGACCGCTATCTTTAGCAAAAATTACACCTCTATTTTGTAATATGCCTTCTTCTAAAATTATTTGTAATATGCCATTTTGAATAGACCATTTTACACCGCTACCATAACATATTTCAGATAACGCTTCCGCACCATTACCAATAAAGGAATAACCATTTGTAAATGTTCCAAATGTTGCCCCCTGTCCGTAAACTACAGCAAGTCCCATATTACTAGCTATAGCATTTATTATAGTATTTCCTTGTGTATTCGGAGGATAAGATAGACTTATTTCACAATCACGAATAGCTGTTCCACCATCAGCAAGTCGAAATTCTGTTATAACATCTTTACCACTATTTTTAGTATGAACTTGTAGTGTATTGCCGACAAATATCTTTACAGGACCAGTTGTTTTTTCATATCCTGCGTAAATCTCACATAAAACGTCTGATTTTTCCAATGCTTTTCTTGTTTCATCGCTCAAGTTATAGATTTTTAGTACAGATTTATTCGTTTCTTTGGTTAAATCCTTATCAATGTCAAATTCTATTTTTAAGCCGTTTCTGTTGTTTATATTGGAAAAAGCATATCCAATACCAGGAAAAGATATTTTATACTGCCGTTTCCAATATTGCATTTAATTCATCCTCCGATACATAAACTAAACTTGCTCTGCCATTTATAAAATCATGTCTACCTATGTTTTGTATATTTGTTGTTACGGTAGCAACTATTTCACCTTTTATATCCAAATGTCGCTTGTATTGACTCAAAAGCGGAAAATTAGGCACAACCCTTATACTTCGCACGATATCCGTATTTTGGCTGTCGCGTATATCCATACTCCAGCCTTTTAATACGTCATTATAGGCAAAATGCAGCTTGTAAACAGTATCGTCAAGCGTAACCGACTGTACGAAATCATTGGCATCCGTAATGCTTATCTGTATCATTTATTCACTCTCCTAATATTGCAGTGCAGAGATAATTGAAACTGCTGCCACGGTAGCAGTAATTTCTTTCCCTGTGCTGATATCGCCATTGGCGTTATAATCCGCCTGCAAGCTGCTGATATCAACAGTCGCTGTATTGGCAACAGTCGTCATTCCTGTGCCGATATCTTTCTGCTCGGCTGTACCGCCGTCCTTTTCAGTCTGCCCCGCTTTTCCCTGCGCGTCATTGCTGGCATATTCTTCCGGTACTTCCTCAGTTCGCTGTTCAACTACTACGACATGCTTAAAATTAAGTTCCATCTCGTAGCAGATACCGTTTTGAACATTTCGTTTTAGCGGAGCCGTAAGCATTACCATATTGTCATATATTGCGTCATAGAGTGTAACCGTTACAGGGTCGGCTTTTTGATAAATCTGCATTAAAGCATTAGCTACATCATTAAGGCGGTTTACATTTGGTGCGCCACCGAAATGGCTCAAAAAAGTAACAGGTGTCGGTGTAAATACTGCTGTCAGCTTCAAGGATAAAGGCTTTCTTATTACATGGTCAGCCACAATAAAGCCAGTTTCAACGGGATTTTCGGTAACATCACTTTCAAAAGTTACTTCATATTCTTTTAATACGTCAATTTCAAGGGTATCACCGATTTTACAAGGTGTTATTATTTTCCTGAGAAGTGAGGGCATAGTTCCGGACATTGAACTTTGCGTATTATTTAATAATCCATAGTCTGCCATTTAATCACTCCTTACGGATACCAAAAACTTTCCTGCGGTCTCATTGCTACTTCTAATTGTTCCCTAGAGTTTAAATTATACGTATTATTTTGCGTCATATCCGTATAAGCGTTCGATATGCCGGCGCCTATACCGTCCAATATGCTGCCTGCAAAATTCCTTAGATTGTTAATTCCGTCCATTGCCCATTGTATTTTGTCCAACACCCAATTCTGTATAGCATTTGCAATCTCTTGTAAAACATTTAAAGCAGAAGAGCCTAAATCTGCAAAGAAACTTTTAACAGAATTAATAGCATTGCCAAAACCGGTTATAAGTGCGCCTGCCGCCTGAAAAGCACCTGCGATAAGATTTCCAAAAAACTGCGCGATACTTGCAAGTGCGCCGCTCAAACCCTGAGCTAGCCATGCAAAAAACATTGAAACAACTTCCAACGCCCACATAAAAGCAGCAGATAATCCTTCAGCAACTAAATCTTTCAAAATAACTAATTGCTCATAACACCATGAAACGGCTTCTATAACAAATCCTATAGCTCCGGCAACAGCAATAAAACCGGCATAGATAGACGTTAAAATAATCGCTCCTATGGTAACAATTAGTTGAGCAAATTCCTGATTTTCTTCTATAAAATCCGCTACCAGATTTATCACCCATGTAAACGCTTCGATTATCGTACCTAATAGACTGGCTAAAATACCAAATCCTTCAGCAACAAACGGAGCAAGTGAAATGAAAGCATTTTTTAATAATGGAAATAAATCAGATGCCAATCGGGAAATAGCTTGCCAAGCAGGTTCTATTGTCGGAGATAGTCCGCTGAATATTTGTTTTATCGAATTACCGATTTCCAGAAAATCCGCAGTATCTAAGCTGTTTATTTCATCTACAAGAGGTTTAAACACACCTGCAATATCCATAATGACATCTTTCAATGCAGAAAAACCTTCGTATAGTGCAAATAAAACAGGATATTTATCTTGAAAGTTATCAAGCCATTCCTGACTGCCGTCATAACTGTCCATCAAAGTAAATAAATCATTTATTACACCAGAAATATACATAACATTATTGGATATAGCTTTGGCAATAAAGCTGAATACACCTGTTCCTCGTTCCAATCGCTGTGTAAACCTGTTCCAAAGGTTTTCTATCTGTTGTAACGATTGACCGATAGTTGTCGGCATCTGGGAAAATTCTTCATCCATTTTCTCACCAGCTGATAAAATGGCCCGCATGATATCTTCAGATTTCAATTCGCGCTGCGAACCCATTTCTTTCAGCTCGCCGATATCCTTGCCGAAGTATTCAGCGATTTTCTGCATAAGCGGTTGAGCATTTTCATTAAGTGAATTAAGTTCATCACCCATCAAAAAACCGCTGCCCAGTGCCTGTCCTAATTGCAGTATCGTTGACTGAGCTTCTGCCGTGCTTGCACCGCCAATCGTTAAGGATTTAGATACGATATCAGTTGCCCGCATAAAATCGTCTGTATTAAATCCGTATTTTTTCGTACCGTTGGCAATCTTAAAATACAGATTTCCCATTTCTTTCATACCCTGCCTGTTCTGCTGGGATAAATCATACAATCTATCTTCAATAGCAAAACGTTCTTCATCTGTTGATGTAATTGTCCTAAGTCTGCCGTCTAAGTTCATCATTTCATCAGCAGATTTTTGTATAGCCTGAGTGAATGCAATAATTCTATCTACGGCAAAGGCTGCCACCAGAGCCTGACCGACCATTTTGGCGCCGTTTGCCAAAGACTGCATGCTGTTTTGCAATCCTAAAATATTAGCTCTTGCCTGCGTGGTATCAGCATTTATTTTTAAATATTTACCATTTGCATTATGCCAGCGTCCTAATTTATCTTGATATGCTCCCATTTCTTTTAATTGTTTTTTAGTATACAAAGCCTGTTTATCAGTTTGACGCATTTTTTCAATTAAAGATTGCATACCATTTTTCACTTTATTTAAACCTTCTGATTCAAAATTAAATCTTGCAACTAATTCACGGACCTTCAATGTCTTACCCCCTTTCTTGCTTTAGTTTTAGGCATATTTGCATATTCAATATCTGATTTCATATCTAAATACTGAATTATTCTAACTAATTCGGCTATCGTTACATCTCCGTTTTTTACTTCTGTAAGTGATACCATACCACTATCTATAGCCCTATATATAAATAATGCGTCCTGTAGTTCTTCTGTTACTTTGCCTGGAATGGTAATTTTATCTCTCCGAATACCTCGCGGACGCCAGTAGGGAGACTGGAGAGCTTGGAAAAATCCAAAAAATTAATTTTAAATACTTCTATCATTAAAACCAACAAATCAAAAGTTCTTCCAGTGAAAATTTCATTTATTAAACCTTCATTAAGTCGGGTAAATGTTTTTGTACCATTATCTGCTGTTACCTCAACGGCTACATAATTTTCATCAAGAAGTAAATTCATAGCTTTTTGTAGTTTATCACCATCAAGTCCTGTCGCAATTTGATATAAAGCATCCGAAATAACTGGTGCTAAAGATAACCAATTATTTGTATCTGCTTCTGGTGCTTTTTGTAGTCCTGTTAATGCTCCTGCAAGTGCTGGTGTAATTATTTTTTGTAAATCACCTAATACTTTAATAGCTTTAAAAGGTGCAAACTGTCTAATACTAAATACATACTCACCTTGCTTAAATTTAGTAAATTTACCGCCGTCCCACATTAGTTATTACCTCCTATAATTGGGGCTGTTACCTGCCCTGTATATAATGTCCATTCTCTACTACCTATCGTTCTGCTATAACCTGCTTCTGGCATATTAGCCACCCATGCTTGTTCAGCAGAAAACAATGTTTGTCCACTTAAATCCTTAATTAAAAGTGGTAATAAGCCTGTACCTGTTGCTCTATCAATGTTATACATATTAGATAAATATGTGTTAGAAGTAGAACTTGTTGCAAGTGTTATCGTTATTTCATATGTTTGGTTAGGGTCAATACTTCTACCTACTTCGCCGTCTGCACCTACATAAATCTGTGTACCGTCGCCATTTGGCGCAATGGTAATTACATCATCTTCGGAAAAGCCGTGTAACTGTTCTGCTCCAAATATTACAAGTAAATTTTTTGGATTATATGTTAAAACTCCATCAGCCATATTTATAAACGCCTCCTTTATTCATTAATAAGATTTTCATAAGTAAACGAACCTGCTATTTCTACAACATGAATAGCTCCTGCCAAACGTGCTGTAAATTTTACATCTTCTAACAATCTTTGTGCTTTTGTATTTGCTGAGATATTAGCAGCAAGTGGCATTTCTATGCTAAAACCAAGATTTTCATTATTATCTTCGTCATATTCTGTTGGTGCAATACCACCACGACGTTGCCCAAGTAAAAGTGCTTGTCTAATCTGATTTTCAATTAAAGCAATACCTGCGTCAGTATATGGCACTTTGTTAGAATTGATTAAAAGATTGAATACATTTACGGTAATTTCTTCTTGAAGCCAATCACGAAAACGAATTACATCAATCCATTCATCACCCGCAACTTTACCATTTTGAGTAATACTTTTATTACGAGATGTTTCAAATGTATTGCCATTTTTATTAGTAATAGCAAGATATTCTGTTTCTGTTAAATTATCAGCAGTTAAACCAGATAAAACCTTATTCGCCCATGTTTCCCCGCCAGGTTCAATAGCAAAACATCTTGCCATTACACCAGCTTCAAGATATTCACTATCAGCTAACTCATGATAAAAAGCGAAAGTACGATAATAATTTTTAGTTTTAATCATAGACAAAAGGTCAATATCTGTTTCACTGTCTTTTGCTCCAGGTTCAGCTGTAGATGTGCCAAAAAGTTTTGTTTGTGTTTCAACCCATTCAGCCATTGCCATAATATCGTCTTTATCTCTACTTGCTAAGACAATACCATAAAAATCACTATCACTTGCCGTAATTGCACTCATAGTATCAGCAATTTCTTCTGTAGGTTCAGCTAGTTCTATAGATAAATTACTGGATACCTTAACAGAAAATGCCTTATTAGATTTTGTAACTAATTTTAAATTTTCACTTTCAACCGTAGCTGTTACAACGGTATCATCAGTCATAGCACTTTGTAATCCGCTAACTATTGTGGTTGCTGTTGCACTTGTCGAGCTATTAAATTTATATTCTTGTTCTGTAATAATACCTTTATTGTCTTTACTAAATATCGTAACAGTATAATCTGTATTATCTTTTATATTATTAACACTTATATTTACTTCTTCAATCTGTCTGCGTCCTACTTTAACCTGTCTCGGACGCGGCGTTTGCGAAAATGCTGCTGAAACAGCTTTATAAATCGGGTCATCAGTGGAAAAGCCGTCATTAGTTAAATCATTTATATTCGTATATGTGGTTACACGGTTTAAAGTATTAGCATGTGTACCAACTACAAGCATGGTTGAAAAACCTTCTTTGCTTACACCATTTGTATTCAAGCTAATCTGCACATTTACAATTCTGTCTATATTAGCCATAATTTCACTCCGTTTCTATATCTATCGGTAATTTATTTCCTGTATCTCCATTTACTTTTACATTTGAAATATATCCTACATCATCAAAATAAATTGGCGTAAATCTAATAGTTATATCAATACTAGCACGAGTCTGAAATACTGTTTTATCCAACAATACCGAAATATCCTGTACTGCTTCATGTTGAACTATAACAATACCTGCGTTATCCAATCGGCTCATTATTGTATGTTTATCTAAACAATTCAACAAATTATTTAGCATTACACAGGCATCTAAATCATTGCCAATTTTAGTAAATACTTGTATTTCCAATGTTAAATCATTATGAGCTATTAATTTTTCTATGCCTGGTTCATCAGTAGAAACAATTTCTGTTGGTACTTCTTCACGGTAAGCATAAAAACGCATTACAGCAAATGTATCTATAATCTGTGGTGCGTTTTGATAAGCATAAATAACTTTATTTTTAGGTAAATTTAAAAGTTCGGCTATAATATCATGTAAAATCTTTTTTTGTTCTTGTGTCATGTGTCCACCTCTTGGGCATAGGCTTTATAATGATTTATTACTCCACTTTGATAAGCATGACAGGTAATAATTTTATATTTTTTATCCATATACAAAAGCACGTCAGCATTTTGCGCTGGCGTGCCTTGTTTTTCTGGGTACAATCTTGTACTTGTATAAATTTTTACAGCGTTTACGGTACGTATGCCTTGCGGGAAAATCTGATTATATTCATTCAGAGAAATTGGCTGAACAGAAGCCATTATTTTAATTTCTTCTGTTTCACCTTCCTGCCAGATACCATTATCATCATAATCTCCACCGCTTGTTCGCTGAATTATAATTTTTTTTCTAAAACCCATTTTATTTATCCTCTATTACATGTCGTATACTCTGTCGCATATGTCCTGTATCTATAAGAGGTTTGTCAGAATGATTTTTTCTTTGCTTTATAGTTGCAGGTGCAAGTGGTACATATTCACCATCTGTAATTTGCTCCTGTATCATTCCTGTTATTGCCAATCCCATTATATCTAAAGCACCACGAATACTTACAGAACCACTTAATATTCTAAATGCTAATTTATCAAATAAATTATCAATTTTACGTTCATTGCTATCTATAGCAGTTCGAATAAATGAACGTTCAGGAATTTTTCCACCAGGACTACCGAATTCGTGAAGGCTTGCAACATAAGCTAAATCTTCTTTACCATCTGATGTCTTATCACCTGATTGAATACCAACTTTAACAGCTTTGGCGTCCATTTTTCGCATATTGAGCAAAATCTTTTTCCAGCCTAAATCTTTATCAACTACGGACATTTTCTCATCATTCCAATCGGTCGCAATGCAGAGCGCAGAGCGATAAACATTTTGCCGTAATATGTCTTATTTAAAAGGCTGTCTGTTTCCGAATCAGAAGTATTTACATTGTCATACTGCCTTTGCAAGTCGCCTTCTTTTTCCATTAAAACATCTCCAGCAATCAAAGAAATGTCCCCTGCACCTGCTTCACTATTACTTGCAATATTTAACAATGTGAGCTGATGAGCCACTAGAAAGGCAATGGCTTTGTTGTAGTGTTTGCCGAAATATATTTTGGATACTAAATCAGCATACACATCAATAAAACCTTCCAGCTTCTCATCAGCAATCTCATTAAATTCTGGTGCTATTTTTCGTATTAAATTTAATATTTTATCATACATATCACACCATATTAGCATTTTTTAATCGTTTTGCTACTTCCTGTTCTATATTTAATTTTTCTGATTCAGCAGTTTTATCATCTAAAATTATTATTAATCCTTTACTTATTTTTTCTTTTAATATAGGATAAAGCTCTTTTAATTCATCTAGATTTTTAATTTTTTGTGGAAATCCAGGTTTTAATTTAATATCTTCACCAATATTAATGATATGAGGTTCTTTATTTTGAATCCATGTTTCTTTTATTGTTGTATTAGCCATATAATCACGCTCCTACTGCTTTTGTAAAACAATACGGTTTAAATACTGTTACACCGACTACTTTAGAACGACATGGTACATTGAAAGATAAATTCTTTTCTTGTACAGGACGTTGGTCAAAACGAAGTGGAATTTCAAAACGCACATAATCTGGGTCAAAAACTCCAGCAATAATATAATCTTTAGTGCCTGTACTATCTGCATTTTTTAGTTCGCCCACTTTAAGCCAGCGTCTTATTTCCGGATAATTTTCTTTCAGCATACTTAATACCGTCTGAGTTGTCTGTCCGTTATTCGTTGTATATAAAGTCGTAGATAATGCGTTATATGGTCCTGGTGCAAATAAAACAGTATCTGCTTTTTCCGTATCATCCGTGTTATCGGAAATACTTTCAATAATAGCGGCAACATCTTTATACATCTGTTCTGCAGTTTTATCGCTTAATTTAGTGGAGCTGGACGAGCCTGTAGCCGGTAAAGTGTATTCGCTCAAATTGGCATTGTCCAAAAATCCAACAATACCGTTTTCAGCGTCACCTTTCCATGCAATGCTGTTCATTTTAGTATCAATAGCACGTTTTACAGCATTGCCTTTCATGGTTGTAAGCGGCAGATTGGCAAAAGCCGCAGCTTCCAAATCCGAAACACTGTATTGATAAGCTGCGCCTACTTCCTTTACTTTAACACTTGTTTCCTGTGCCAAAATATCTACGAGCGGCAAGTCATCCGCCGGATTAGCGATTATTTTCGCCATGCCCACCATATCATAAATACGCTGAAGAGCTGTTTCCGCACCTGCGGAAATTTCCGTCTGTACCGGAAATACTGTAAATGCGTTTAATCTGGCATGTGTTACCTGCAATACTCTTGCTCTAACCTGCGTGAGCATACGAGCCAAAAATGCCGACTGTGTGGCATCTAAACGTGTAAGAACTCGGCTGATTGTATCAGCGTCTAATCTTTCAACTTTTTCAATATACGGATTTGTCATGTTTATCCTCCTTATTCGCTTTTCTGCTGAATTACTGTTACGTTATTTCCCAAACGCAAACGAGCAAGCCCGTTGGCTTCTGCACCGGATACATAAGCCGCCCCGCTTACATTTGTTCCTGTTTTACCCCATTTAAAAGTTGAAGCCATAATACAAGCAGGGTCGCCAGCTTTTACAGCTTCACCTACTGTTACATAAATGTCACCGAAAGTCATAACAGGTACAGTATCAGTCTGATGATAATATGGTTTTGTTGGTTCTTTGTGATGATGAACTACTACACCGATAACTTTGGATTCACTGCCGCTGGCAACTTTCTTTACCTGATTTTCAGCAGTACCCAAAATAACAGCGTCCCCCGGTTCTAAGCCAGCTTCTTCCTCAACCGCATAACTATCAATATTTTTCATGGTTGTATCGGCGACCATACCAGGAAAGCCTTTGTCTAAATCCCTTGTATACCATTGAAAAGTAGCCATTATTCTTTACCTCCTAAATAAGCTCTCGCTTCATCCTGTCGCATTTTTTCAGCGATAGCAACATAATCCCAATCATCTTCATTTTGTTTTTTCTGGCTGCCAATCTTTGTATTATTGATATCCTGTCTTACTTTACCGGCGTTTTTATTAAAGTCTTTGTTTTGTTCCTTACAGATATCAAAAACACCGTTGATGTACTCATCGGATTTGCCATCAAGATTAAAATTGTCGCCATTTACTTTCTTGATAACAGCCAATTTGATATCTTTATTGCTCAATGTTTCCGCTTTGTCTAAATTGTGCTGTTTTGCAATGTCCAGCATTTCAACGCGTTCTTTTACAGCGTTATCAAAATTTATATTTTTATTTGCTTTTTCATCTGCTAAATCTTTTTCAAGCTTATTTGCCTTTGCTTCAAGTGCGTCATATTTTCCCTGCAATGCGTCAAAATTAGCTTTATTTTTTGTTTTATCATTTCTAAGTGTTTCAAGCTCGATTTTTACTTCTTCGGCGCACTCGTATTCTAATCCATTATCAAGTCGTACTTTTGCCATATGTTTTTTATCCTCACTTTCAATAATCTGGTCACCGTCCATATTAAGACGGGCATTACCCGCCCTGCCTTTCGGGACTATTGCCAAATGGTTATATCTTATGTTGCGCTGCACAGCGTCATAGTGTTTTCCGTCTGGGGTCGTGCCAGGTGTTTCATCCAGGTCCAAGCTATAACCGCAAGATAATTCCCTTGCCGTTGTCGGCAAAGAATAAATACTAACATCCGCCCGAATATTTTCACCGTCCTGCACTCCTTCCGATAACACCGTTCCTATAATCGGCAACTTATCTGCATTGTTGGCATTTACCATTGCCTTATGTCCTAAAGTAATTGGTTTCCCTCTAATGCTTTTTAAACTGTCTGTATTAAACGCTTCTTCTGCCGGTCTGTATTCAATACGTTCCGTACCGTCAGCATTTAAATACTTTAACAATCCGACACGTCCGATTATAGGTTTATCAATAATAAAACCCTCATCTGTCTTAGTTGCTTTAAATTGATATGTGTCATATCTTTGCATTAAATCACCACCTTTCAAAGTATTTTGGGTATAAAAAAAGCAATCCGTAACGATTGCTAAATTCTAACACCTTGTATTTTTAAATTGTCTAAATCTATAACCGGTATCGCGACGCAACGACACCGGATAGCCATTCCCGGATGACCGTCCGGCGGCGGATTACTCCACTTGAATTTTTTACCGTTTCGCAACATATGAGCCGGTCGCACTCTGCTGTCTCCGGCAGTTCTCCATATATATTCTTCAATGCCTGCCATTGTTTGCCGGTATTTTGTAAGCTGACCGTTTAATTTTCCTATCTGGTCAACCGCAATAAGCTGTGCTCGTCTTTTGCTTACTCCAGTTAAATCCTGTATTTGTTTTCTAACTTCCGGCGTAAGCGTGCCGTTTCGTACTGCATCCGAAATTATATTTTCAAGTCTGTCAAAATACTGATTTTCAACGCTGGTTATAAGAGTAATATTTTCTTTTACCCACAGTTTCGTCATTTCTTCAAGCTTAGGCTCGGATTGGAATACATCAACACCTATTGCCGATTTAAGACTTTGGCGGAACTCGTTCATATTGAAATTATTTACCGCGTCTATCATCTGCTGAATTTTCCGTTTCAAAAAATCCCTTGTAACCAGAATATAATAATTCTGCTTTATCTTGTTTACTATAGTGTCTAATACGTCTCCTACTGCGTCCATGCGGTTTTTGTCGATAAAATCCGTTATATTCTGCATACTCTCCTTAGTAGCTTTATGCAGATTATTTACTAATGCCGTAAGTTCTTTGGAATATTGCCTTTCATATGCCATAGGGTAACGCCATTTTCTTTTCGGTATCTTAATCATTTAAACCACCCGGCGGAAGGTCAAGCGTTCGGTCAAGCTCAAATCCCTGTTTTTCAAGATAGTTCCTAACTTCCATAGGGTCAAGTGCTCCGATAGATACGAGCGTATTTAATGCGTTGGCGGTACTAAGTAGCTTATCCGCTTTTAATTTAGCTGTTTCCGCTTGTTCTTTTTCTGTAGGAATATACAGCGGTTTAAAGCG